CGGACACGGCTCGTTACAGCCACATCTAAAGTCGCGGTGGGGGGTGGTAGCACTTCGGCTGCTACCCCCCATTGGGATCAACTTGGAGACTTCAGATGGCGTATAACTTTTTTGCTCCAAAGCCGGGTCGCCTTGGGACGCTGCCTGTCCCGCTCAACAGTGGCCGCTTGAACACGGGCACACTGGCGGCTGGCACGGACAACCACAACATTGGCGGGTTCCCTGCCAAGGCGTATGTCAATCGGGCGACCCTGTGTGCTGGGACGTACCCGACCGCCGCCACATCGTGCGTCGTCACGCTGTTTGAAATGACGGGCGCAACGGCAGTCGCCTTGACCGATGGCTTGAACATCAACACGCAGACGGCAGACACGCCGTTGCAGTTTGTGTTCCTGACCTCGACCACGGACGCCCAGCGGACACTGACGACGGCGAGCAGCATCCGTGTGGCGATGGTGACCGTGGGTTCTGTCTCAGTGCAGCCCGACGACATCACGGTCAACATCGAACTGCTGGTGCAAGAGTAGCATGAACAAGCCCGTGATTCTGGTGAATCCTGCGGGCATCCCCGAGCCGTCGCCTGAGATTCAGCGGCGGCTTCGGGAGGTGCATAGCGGACTGAAGTTGCGGCTGATGGACACAGGAGTGCCTACATGGTCTGTGTGCATGGAGTGGCAACCCGATGACCGCCGATGGGAGTGGGTGCAGCGCGAGAGCTACGACGCACGAATGGCCTATGACATCATTGGCTATCTGCCGCTGGGATGTAGCCCCGACGAAGCCCCGTCATATTTAAGCAAGATGGTCCGTACCTTCCCGCGAGAAGACATCCAGCGGTTGACCGACTCCGTGGAGAACTACAACACGGGGATGATGTCTGCGGCGATGGACAGCGCCATTGGAGAAGTGCTGGATAGTGCCGATCCGTCTACCATGCGCCGTGGCCGTGGACGCCCTCGTAAAGTCAGCTAAGGAGAACAATGGCAACGGTCACCCTTGGGCAGTTGGTCACCGATACCCGCGAGTACATGGATGCGGTTGGCTCGACGCGGTGGTCAGACGCCACGATTAAGCTGGTGCTGAACAACGTCTTTGACAGCGAGTGGTCCAACATCCTGAACGCTGCGCCATACTATCGGTTTGCGATTCGTCAGGTCAGCACGGATGTCAACGGCCAGTTTGCGTTTACCACGCTGAACAGCGGGTCTGGCGATACGCAGCAGAACTTCTACCGTATGCTGTCCGTCAGCGACGGCAACGTGCTGTACGGGCAGACACGGTATCAAGATGTGCCGCTAGCGACGACGAGCAACTACCTGCCGACCTACCCCCGCCTGTATTACATCGCGGGGCAGGCGGTACAGGCGTTGCCCGTGTCGTCGGCGCTGGGGCTGTATGTCGGCGTGAACTACAAGCCCACGGCTATTGCTGATCTGGCAGGTGATGCCAGTATCATCGACTATCCTGCCAACGCGCATCTGGTGTTGGTGTGGCAGGCGGCTGCTCTCCTCCTCCTCAAGGGTGGCACGGAAGCGGCGGCAGCAGCCAACCTGAAGGCGATGGCCGACGATGATCGCAAGTCGCTCCTCGACGACATTCGTCGCATGACGATCAACCCGACGATGATGGCCTATCCAGATGTGAAGTACGACTGGAGTGGCGGTTAATGGCAGGCCGTGAGAAGGTCGTAGACCAGCAGCCCAAGTTTGATGGGGGGCTGAATAGCGTGTCGGATGACGCGAGTGTGCTGCCCAACCAGATGCGGAGGGCGGACAATGCGCGGTTGACAGACTACGGGGCCGTCACGAAGCGGGGTGGGACGAAGCGGACCACCGCCTCTCCCATTGCCGCTGCCAGTATCCTGAATGGATACACATGGCGGAAAGATGGCGGGACGCAAGAGTTGATGATTGTCTGCAACGGGCTGCTGCATACGTCCACCTATTTGTCTACCTACCCGTGGACATGGACCGCGCAAGCTGGCGCGTTGTCTACGACGGTCACTCCGTCCTTTGTGCAATTCCGTGATGCCACGGCAGATGTGGTCTACATCGCAGACGGTGGCCTCCTCAACGTGTGGAACGGCACCGCGCTGACGACCAACATTGTTGGGACGCTTGCGGTCACCAATCTTGCGGTCCATAACCAGCGGTTGTGGGGATGCGGCAATGCAACGTTCCCCGATTCTATTTTCTATTCGGCGCTAAACAATGGCGACACGTTTGCCAACGGGTCAGCGGGTGGTGGGCAGATCATCGTCCGCACCTTCTCCGATGAAACGGTCGTTGGGGTGGCGTCGGTCAACACCTCGCTACTGATCTTCCACCGTCGCGGTATCTCCCGTTTGACAGGCTACGGGCAGGACGACATCACCGTTGCCCCGCAAGGTTTGACAGCAGATGTTGGCACGATTGCTCCACGATCCATTGTCAGCATTGGCAATCTGGGGTTCTTCGTGTCTGAGCGGGGGCTGTACTCCTGCAACGAATCAGAAGTGTCGGCAGTCGGTACGGTAGAAACGCCTGACCCCCTCTTGCCAGTCATTCGGAATCTGACCTCGGCACAGGTGGCAAATATCAGCGCAACGTTCAACCGTGCAACCCGTGAGTTGTGGGTGAACGTGCCAACGTATGGCGTGTACGTCTATCACACCGTGCTACGGGCATGGTCTGGTCCGTGGGAGTCTGGGTTCTTGGACCCTGCCACGACCACCCTGTTTGATAGCATTGATTCGAATGGACTGCCTGCCCTGCTTCGGGGTGATGAGGATGGGTATGTCACAACCTGCGATGAGACGGGGGTGGTCGTTGATAACCAACTGTCTGATGGCACGGGTGGGACTCCGTATACCATGACCATCCAGATGCACCGGATGTACTGCGGAGATGATGCGCTGTCAAAGTCGCTTCGTTTTGGCTACATCACGGCGTCACTGGACAGTTCTTCGTCAACCATTATTAAGTGGGTGACAGACTCCACCACGGACACCTATACGTTACCGACGACCTTCGTCTCAAGTCGATGGGGCACTGGCATCTGGGGATACGGGCTGTGGGGAAGCGCCAATAGCAGCAATTACCGTGTGCAGATGAGCGGCACGGGGTATTACATCGACGTGTCTATCATCGACGCAGGCCAAACGATTCCTGTCTTTGGTCGTTTCCAGCTAGAAACTTTTGCCCTTGGGAGGCGCTAGTGGCGCAAACAATCGGTCAGCATGGCGTTGCCGCCTTTACCAGTCCGGTCAATGGCGACCTACTCAACGCAACGGTCGTCCTCAGCAACGACAACACCACCCGCAGTGCCTACGTTGACCACGACATCGACAGTGGCATCCATGTGCAGTCGTCGCTGTTAGCCGCTCGTCCTGCGGCGGGCACGGCTGGACGGAAGTGGATGACCACGGACACGGGCGCTGTCAAACTGTGGTTTGATACGGGCGCAGCGTGGGAGGAGATTGCCTATCTGCCGTCTGCTGGTGGAACTGTTGCGGGTGCGCTTACCGTCACGGGGCTTATCACCGCAACGGGTGGCGTGTCTGGTAACGTCACTGGGGCGCTGACGGGCAACGCCAGCACCGCAACGACGCTGCAAACCTCGCGCAACATCAACGGCGTGGCGTTTAACGGTAGCGCCGACATTACGATCACCGCTGTTGCTGATGCGTCAGCGTTAACGGGCGCAACCCTCGCCGCCAACGTGTTGGCATCCAGCCTGACTAGCGTTGGTGCCCTCAGTGCTGGCTCAATCTCGTCGGGGTTTGGCGCGATTGATATTGGCGCTGACGCCTTTACGGGAGCGGGAACGGGTCTGACCGGAACAGCGGCGGGGCTAACGGCTGGCGGCAATGCCGTTCTTGGCGCAAACACGTTTACCGCTGCACAAGAGTGGGCCACTGGAACATCCATTGCTTCCGCAGCCACCGTCAACCTCGATACGGCCACGGGCAACCGTGTTCACATCACGGGCACGACAACGATCACGGCGGTTACGCTAACCCGTGGCCCCCGCACGGTCATCTTCGATGGCATCCTGACCCTCACGCACAACGCCACAACGAACAACTTGCCGAGTGCGGCGAATATCACCACCGCAGTCGGTGACCGAGCGGTGTACGAAAGCGATGGGACGACGGTGTATTGCGTGAGCTATATCCGCGCAAACGGGGAAGCCGTCGTTGGGACTAGCTCGGCGTCGGTTGTCAACTATCCGCAGCTCATAAAATCCGTAGACTACACCCTCGTCCTTGGGGATGCAGGGTATCAGATATTCCACCCAGCGTCAGATACGGCGGCACGGGTCTTCACGATCCCCGCGAACTCCAGCGTCGCCTACACTATTGGCACCGTGCTGGTATTTGTAAACGAAAAGGGGGCGAAGCCGTTGAGCGTAGCAATTACGACCGATACGCTACGAAGCACCCTGCTCACAACAGGCACCCAGAAGGTTCCTGCTGGCAATATGCTGACGGCGTTGAAAATAGCGGCAACAACGTGGCTCTGCTGGCCTGCTACCCCAGTGAGCTTAAATCGTGCGTTGGCTACTGCTTCCGATTCTACCCCATATGTCACTGTGTACCCATGGACTAGTGCAGGATTTGGACCAAAGTTTGCCAACCCTGCAACACTACCTGCTGGGCAAAGCTATGGCGTAGCTTTTTCTTTAGATGGAACAGCACTGGCTTTTGTTCACAACGTTTCTCCTTATATCAGTGCCTACCCGTGGAGTAGTGCAGGGTTTGGGGCAAAGTTTACCAATCCTGCCACATTGCCTTCTAATCAAGGGAATGGCGTAGCCTTCTCCCCAGACGGAACAGCACTGGCCGTTGCCCATAACAGCACGCCTTATATCAGTGCCTACCCGTGGAGTAGTGCAGGATTTGGAACAAAGTATGCTAACCCTGCGACACTACCTGCTGGTACTGGGCGTGGCGTAGCGTTTTCTCCAGCCGGGACAGAAATAGTTATTGCTCACTTTGGTTCCCCTTGGGTCAGTGCATATGCGTGGAGTGGTGCAGGGTTTGGATCAAGGTTTACTAACCCTGCAACACCGTTCGGCAACAACAATGGGCGTGGCGTAGCCTTCTCTCCAGCAGGAACAGAACTGGCTATTGCTCACGACGACTCCCCATACGTCCAAGCATACACATGGAGTGCGTCAGGATTCGGAACGAGGTTTACTAACCCTGCAACACTGCCTACTAATAATGGCTATTCCGCAGCCTTCTCTCCAGACGGAACAGCGTTGGCTATTGGTCACTTTACTTCCCCTTACGTCACGGCATATCCGTGGAGTAGTGCGGGATTTGGAACAAAGTTTACAAACCCTGCAACAGCGGTGGGTGCTGGTTCCGTTGGATACGGCGTAGCGTTTTCTCCGAATGGAACAGAACTGGCTGTTGCTCATGATACCAGCCCTTACGTCGGTGCATATCAGTGGACCAGTGCAGGATTTGGATCAAAGTATGCTGACCCTGCGACACTATCTACTGGTACTAACTATGCCGTAGCGTTTTCTCCAGCTTAACCAAGAGACATCAATGATCTACTCACAACTCTCTCCCTCGTACAAATACGACACCCTCGCTGATGCAATCTACGGACGCGAGGTAGAGTATTTTCACTACGACTTTGACCGCATCAACTTTGAACATATCCTCAAAGACCTACCCGAGTGCGAGTACCGGACAAACATCGAGAACCGTCTTGCGGATACCGTAGGCACGATGGCGCAGGTGGAAAGAACCGTGTCGGCGTTGCTGGCACAGATCGACGATCCCACCGCGTATGCGGAAGGGGTTGCCCGTGCCATTGAGCGCCGAGAGGCCGCTAAACTGAAGGAGAAGGCATGAGATACGTCCAAGCCAGCGGAACGACCTTCCTCCGTCATGTCATTGATAACGGCGAGCCGACCGTGTGGGACGAGAACAACACCGTCCGAGCCAGTCAACTGACCCCAGCAGAGGCGACAACGTTCGGCGTCTCTAAGCTCAAACTCGTTACGCCTCCCCCGTACAACCCGCTCACGCAGGTTCGTACAGATGCCGACGCCGTGCTGGTGGACGGGGTGTGGACGCAGCAGTGGGTGGTGACGGACAAGTCGGTGGACGAAGTAGAAACGGCCAAGCAATCCACGTTGAGCAGTCTGCGGCTGACCCGTGACACGAAGCTGCAAGCCTGCGATTACACGCAGTTGCCCGACGTGCCGCTGACGACCGCGAAAAAGGCCGAGTGGGCAACCTACCGCCAGCAGTTGCGGGATTACATGGGCGCGGTGATCGACCCGTTTAATCCTCCTGCGTGGCCCATCCCGCCAGTGAAATAACCGATGGCCGTCCTCCTTCCTCTCCACGCGATCAAGACCTTCGCCTCGCCCGTCCTCAACGGGACTGGCACGGTCGATGCCAACACGGTACGGACCAACGACAACATCGCGGGTGCGGCCTTCAACGCGCATGACGCCGATACGTCGATTCATATCCAGTCGGGCACGTTGGCGTTGCGGCCCGTGACGGCGACGGAGGGGAGTGTGTACGTCGGGACGGACACGTTGCTCATGTACATTTTCACCGGCGGGTCGTGGAGTCAGGTGCTGTGATGGGATCAAAACGAAATGGCGGGAAGCCCACGATGGTTCGATAACACTTCATAGCAGCAAGGAGAGACACATGGCACGGAAGCGTGGCGGGTTCGCGGGCCTTTACGACAAGACCAAGAAATTTGTTAATCCGGTGCATAACGCAGCAGCTTTTGTTTCAGGTGGCCCGCTTGGCTTGTACAACAGTCGGCTCCTGACGCAAGAAGGTGGCGGGCTTAAGAAAATGGTCAACGACCCGCTGTATCAAGCGCAGGTTGCCACATTAGCGACCGGGTTGGCTGCACCTGCACTTGGCGGTGGCGCTGCGGCTGGAGGCACGGCTGGAGGCACGGTTGCTGGAGGTGGCGTGGGTGCTGGCGGCGGGGGCAAGTTGGCTGGACTGTTTACGGGCCTTGGCAAAGTTGCTCGGGGCCTGAAAGGGTACGAAGACACCATTGGCAAGGTTGCGGGTGGTATCCAAGCAGAACGGAAAGACGCCCGAGCCGACGAACAGGCGCGGCTGACACGGGAAGAAACCGCCCGTATGTTTGACGAGCAGCAAAAGCTGCGGGTTCGTCAGCAGGGGAACCTTGACCAGACGGCCATGATGGACAAGCAGCAGTTTGACGAGTTGAACGCCAACCGTGCCAGACTGCGGGCGATTTTGACAGGGGGCATGTAATGGCCACGTTCAACACCGCGTTTGGCTCGTTGCCAAGCCCCAAGAAAGACCTGTTTGGCAATGCGCCGATGGGTGGGGACGACGACGACGATTACACCAAGGGGTTTGCGCCGGGGTCTACGACCGAAAAGACGGCAGCAGCCCCTCCGCCAACGAACACGTTTGCCGACTTGCAGAAGCAGGGGGTGGCACGGCCAGCCCCTCGTCCTGAATCCGAGTCTGGGAGCGGAATGGGGATGGGCGGTGGACCGGGTGGTGGTGGTTCGGGTGGTGGGCTGATGGGCGG